CGCTATACAAATCGGCTGTAAGCAATATACTATTTCAAAATGGCTGTCTAACTATGAAAATATAGGGCGTTCAAATAATTACTCGGACAAAGAAATCGAGGAGTACTGGATGTACATAGACATGATTAAGCACATACATGAGAGTGGAGCTTTAATGCAACATGAACGACGTGGAAACGAATACAGAATTATATAAAAAACTATTGGAGTTGCAGAAGGCCGTGCGCGGTCTTTTCCCCGAGAAACAGGGAGGGACAGGTGATTATAAATATGTCTCCGGCAACAAGCTGCTTAGTGTCGTTCGTCCGAAGATGGACGAGCTGGGACTTCTTCTCAAATCTGAAATCGTCGATATTGTCAACACGAGGCAGGATTACAAGGTAGGGCGCGAACAACGCGACAAATCGGAGGTGCATACATCGCTAAAAATGCGCTTCACCTGGATAGATGCGGAGAGCGGGCAGCAGGAGATGTGCGAGTGGGCAGCGAACGGGCAGAACGATTGGGATAAAGGAGCAGGTTCGGCCATGACCTATGGGGAACGATATTTCCTGATGAAATTTTTCCATATTCCGACCGACGAGGATGATGTAGACGCTCTTCGGGAAAAGAATGGCAGTATGCCGGCCGGGGAGACACACCCGTCCAAAAAGACATTCAATCCGCAGGTGCTTGAAGACCCTGTTAGTGTCAATATCGTCTGCAAGTGGCTGGATAAAAAGGAGGCAGAAAGCAGGGACGCGGGGAATACATTCAGTATCGCCCGGCTGCTGGAAACACAGTATGCCGGGATTACTTCCGGCGAGATTAACCGCGTCGGAGAATTGTACAGGGAATATAAACAGAAACAAACAGCATAACAGCATGAGTTCACTTTATCAGATTACTGCCACGCAACAGTGGCTGAACGATGCGATAGAGGCATCGGAAGGCGTCCTCACTCCGGAGCTGGGGGAGGCGCTGTCCATCAACGAGGAGAATCTGCGGCAGAAGGCGGAGGATTATTCAGCGTCGATACTCGACGCAAAAGCACGACTGAAAGCTATCCATGACGAAAAGGCGCGACTCGATAAATTGCAGAAAAGCGAACAGCGGAAAATCGATATTCTGTCCGGGCGGCTATCCGATGCGCTGCGGCTGTTTGGCATAGACCGGTTGGAGGCTGGCAAGTATCGACTCTCTTTCCGCAAATCGACGCAGGTCGTCATCGAGGACGAAGGAAGCATTCCGGAGCGGTTTCGGACGGTTACGATAGGCTACGACAAGCAGATGCTTAAAACGGCCATAACGGCCGGGGAGGAAGTCCCCGGGGCGGTCTTACAGGAAAACAGCAACATTCAAATACGGTAATATTATGGCAAAAAATGAAATCACGGGCAGGCTCGTGTACATCGGGCAGACAGAGGAGCTGCCGTCGCGCAGCGGAGGCAATGTGTTCCGCAAGCGGGAATTTCTTCTGGATGCTACAACCTATGACCTGTATACCGCAGAGCGCAGTCAGTATGAAAACATTCTTGCGCTGGAAATGACGGGCGACCGATGCGCCGACCTTGACAAATTCAGTATAGGGACTGCCGTGACAGTATCCTTTGCGCTGCAGGGCCGTGAATGGACGAACCGTGACGGGGAGGTGCGCCGCATGACGTCCGTTCGCTGTTACGGCATAGAGGCACGGCAGAATCGGATGCAAGGAGCCAATGCGGGTACTTACGACAGGCCGGGTGGTTCGGCACTACAGGCACCCGTACAACCCGACTATACGCCGCGCGGGAATTACGAGGATGAACCGGACGGACTTCCTTTTTGAGTATGCTTTACAATCTCGCTACAGAACTCGACCGCGAGCGTTTCAAGTGCCGGTGCAATGCCCTCTATAAACGGGGCGGCATTGTGGAGCTTTCCGAGCGAAAGCCCCAGCGCACGCTCCGTCAAAACCGCTATCTGCATCTGATTCTGGGGTGGTTTGCCATCGAGTATGGCGAGACGGTGGAATACGTGAAACAGGAGTATTTCAAAAAGCTCTGCAACGGCGAGATATTTTGCCGCATAAAAAGCGACCCGTTCCTGGGCGATGTCGAGACAGTCCGCAGTACGCGGGACTGCGATACGGGAGAGTTGACGACCGCCATCGAACGGTTCCGAGATTGGGCGAGCCGGGAGTGCGGCATCTATCTTCCGGCCCCGGACGAGCAAGAGTTTTTGCAGGACATAGAAGTACGCATCGAGCAATATGGAAAATATTTGTAAACAGACCTACCTGATTGGTATCGACACCGGCACACATACGGGAATAGCCGTATGGGAGCTGTATTCGCAAAAGCTGCTGCTTGTGGATACGATGAGCATTACGAAGGCGATGGAAGCGGTTATGGCTTACCGACATTGGGGCAGTGTCTTTCTCTATATCGAAGACGCCCGGCTTCGCAAATGGTTCGGGAATACCGGTCGGGAACGGCTGAAAGGGGCTGGGAGCGTCTGCCGGGACGCCTCGATATGGGAGGATTGGTGCGGGGAGCAGGATATTCCGTATGAATTGGTTGCTCCGCGCAACAACCGGACGAAACTGTCGGCCTTGCAGTTCCGGAACCTGACGGGCTGGACGGCCCGCACGACGGAGCACGGTCGGGATGCTGCCATGCTGGTTTACGGTATGAGCAAAGGGAAATAGCAATGAGCAAAGAGGGATATATAAAGCTCTACCGGAAGTTTTTCGATAATCCCTTATGGGTCGAACCCCGTGAGTATTCACGTGCCGAAGCGTGGCTTGATTTGATACAAGCCGCGGGAATAGAGGAACGGGTCATAATACTCGATGGACGGGCGATAGAGAGCCGAAGGGGAGAACTTGCCGCGAGCAGAAGATTTCTCGAGAATCGCTGGAGATGGAGTGCAGGTAAAGTGACTCGTTTTCTGGATATGCTTAAATCGCAGGGAATGATAGAAACAAGAAATGAGCACGGCCAGACCGTTATAAGATTGTGTAATTATGATACTTACAATCCCTTGGTTACAGACAGGCATACCGGCGAAAAAACCAGCGACGAACCGCAAAACGAACCGCGCAACGACATGACAAGCAGTGCGTTGTGTTCATCGGCGAACCAGAGACGAACCGCAAACCGGACCAATCGCGAACCAGATGCGAACCACTCGCGAACCAAAAAGAAAGAATTAAAGAATGAAAGAATTAAAGAAACTACTACACCTGACGGTGTAGTAGCAAAGAAAGACGCGGCTGCCGCCGCTACGAACGACAGGAAAAAGGTTTTTCACGATTCTTTGGTTCCCTACGTGGCCACCTATGGCCGGGAGATGATACGCGACTTCTATGCGTACTGGGCAGAGCTGAACCGCTCAGGGACGAAAATGCGGTACGAACTGCAGCCGACCTGGGAGCTCGGTCTACGCCTAAGCACTTGGGCACGAAGGGAAAAAGAGAAAAATTGCGCCAAAAGAGAAAAAGAGCATGAATCTTTACGAACAGACACTAAAACAGTTGGGCGTCCGGAAAAACGTCGGAGCACGCTATAGGCTGCCTTTTTCGGCAGTACAGGTGATAGGAGGCCTTACGGCGGCGTATTCGGCGGTCGTTTCCGGCCGGGGCAGGGAGTTCCTCCGGGACGAGGCTACTGCGGCGCACATCCGGCAGGCGGCCCAGTGGTTTACCGGGAGCGACAGGCCCGGGCTGCTCCTTTACGGAGGCTTGGGAAACGGCAAGACGACGCTGGCAAAGGCGATGAGGCTTTTTCTGCTCACCGTGCGCGGCGTGGCGGAGGAGCGGCTGGCCTACGAACTTTGGCGGCTGACCGAGGAGGAGGGGCTGGAGGCCGAGCAGATAGTCCGCCACGTGCCGCTTGCTACGGAAGTATCTGCCGTGCATTTGGCCGGGATTCCGGTAACGGACAGCCGTTATGCGGAAATCGTGGATGCGCCTATGCTCATCATCGACGATATGGGCTGTGAACCGGCAACCGTGAAGCACTACGGCACGGAGGCAACGCCGGTGGCCGACGCGATATTCCGGCGGTACGACAGGATGCAGCTCACCATCATCACGAGCAATCTGGATGATGAGGGAATCGAGCAGCGTTACGGCGCGAGGATAACCGACCGGTTTGAGGAGATGTTCGACCGAATTTCGTTTGAAAATGAAAGTTACCGCAGATAACCTGAAGGCCGCCATCCTTTCCCGCATTCGGGAAGTGTGCGAGCGCAAAGCGGAGGCCTATATCGAGCCGGTTCACGCACTGGTCATCCGCGACGACCTGTATCTGTCGGTCTGCTGTGCCTGCACTTTCGACGAGTTCCGGGCGCTGGTGGACGAGCTGGCCGGGGAGGGACTGATAACGGTTCACCGGACGGCCACGGACATGGGGCTGCGGCCGAATATAGAAGATAGTGAATTATGACGCACGCATCGTTGTTTTCCGGTATCGGCGGGTTCGACCTGGCGGCCGAATGGGCAGGCTGGACGAACATGTTCAACTGCGAAATAGACGGATTTTGCAGAAAGGTTCTGAAATATCATTTTCCTAATGCACAACAGTATGCAGACATACGAACAACAGACTTTACAGTTTGGCGGGGACGCATCGACGTCCTCACGGGGGGATTCCCCTGCCAGCCGTTCTCGCTTGCCGGCAAACGAAGAGGCACGGAAGACGACCGCTACCTCTGGCCGGAGATGCTCCGAGCAATACGCGAGATTCGTCCCGAATGGGTCGTGGGCGAGAATGTTTACGGATTCGTTAATTGGTCGAACGGACTGGTTTTCGACACGATGTGCGCTGACCTGGAAAATGCAGGCTACCAGGTCGGGGCGTTTATACTTCCGGCTGCTGCCGTCGGCGCTCCCCACCGCCGGGACAGGGTGTGGGTTGTTGCCCACCGTTCAGACGCAGGGTCTGAAGCGATGCGAGAACGGCAGGACGGTGTTTTTTCCGGTAACCATGCTGCCGACTCCGACGGCAATAGACGCAGGAAGCGGACGCATGAATCGAAGCCTGTCCCCGAATGCGTCGGAATGTCCGACGCTGGCAATGGCTGCGAAAATCGGACTCCTGCCGACCCCGACGGTGAACGATGCGACGAATGCCAGTCTTCCGGCCAGTCTGAGCACCCGCAAGAGCGGAATAGCCAATGTGGCGATGCAGAGCGGCGAATACCGGGCTGGGGCGGGTTTCCGACTCAATCCCCGGTATGTGGCGGAGATGATGGGATTTCCGCCGAACTGGACGGAATCACCTTTCCGGCATGGCGCCGGGAATCTATCAAAGCATTCGGAAATGCCATAGTACCGCAGGTAGCATGGAGAATTTTCGATGCGATTAATAAATTGAATCATGAAAAATGAATCTAAGGATAAATCCAATCTTCCGCGCGGGTTGTGGTGGAGCGAGACAACGGGACGTATAGCGCTTTGTAGATGTCCGAAATGCGGCCGCGAGAATTATTGCATGAACGTTTTGTCCGGAATATGCACGTGGTGCGGATTCGATGCTAACTCGTACTACAATAATGACAACAATAATAACAACAATGAGTATGAAGCTGACAAACAATGAACGGATGCACATAATTTCCGACGAAATCACCACTCCGAATTACCGCAGCTGGTTGCGGGGCTGTCCCCGCAAAAGCGAGGAGGAAATAGCCGCTCTCGAAGAGGCGCACAAGCGCGTGGAGGCGGCGCGGCAGGCTTTGATGAAAGAAATAGAACAGCAAAAGGGAGAATGACATGAAAAAGATAATGTTCAACGACCGCTACAGACTTACACAGGCGGTTATTGAGGGGCGGAAGACGATGACGAGAAGAATAGAATTATCACCAAATATCGGTTATATAGCTCGACATTGGAATCCCATTTTCAATCCGCGACATTGTTATTTTGAGGACGACCGCGGCATGTGCCAATTAATAAACGCCGATACGGGCAAGTTGCTCATTCCAAAATACAAGGTCGGCGATGTCGTGGCCGTGGCGCAAAGCTATAAATCTATAGCTGCTACACACCCGGACGTAGACACCTTCATGGCAGAGATTGCGAATGCGCATGGCTGTGATATTGAGAATGCGCAGTTTTTGGCCGGTTGGAAAAATAAAATGTTCGTCAAGGCCAAGTCGATGCCCCACCGTATCCGCATCACCGGTGTCCGTTGCGAGCGGTTGCAGGATATTTCATACGGGGATTGCCTGCGGGAGGGCGTGCAGTACATCGAAGAAATCGAAAAGTATTATCTCGAGCGGACAGACCGGGAGGAAGGCTTTTACTTCGATTCCCCCCGCGAAGCCTTCGCCTCGCTTATCGATAAGGTTTCCGGCAAAGGGACGTGGGAGAATAATCCTTGGATAATAGTTTATGAGTTTTATTTGGTAAAATAAGTTATTGGTCATGATATTTCATACACTCGACAGCCTTGGCATTCCATATCTTGTTATCAAGTATAAACTGACAAGTTCTATTGATGAAAATATCATAAATTATCGTTATCAAATAATTGTTGATTACGATATTCGCTTATTTCGATTGGGATTTAAAACTGAAAAAGAAATAAAACGTTACAGAAGTTGGTATATGTACAAAAATCTCAAACCGCGGGAAGTTTCTATTTTTCGGAATTTTGGTTATGAACCTTCTTATACTGATGAAAATGGAGTTGCGTGGGAATTTGGTGGGAGAATAAAATGCTATAAACATGGGAATAGTGTGACTTAAATTATTGCCATTCAAAAAAACAACAGAGAGCCGAAAAAGACTCTCTTGTTTTTCTCTAAAAACCCCTGGAGGGGTGTCTTATTTTTCTCTAAAAACCCCTGGAGGGGTGTCGGTATCCCCGTAACGCTCCTTCATCAGCTGGAGGGCCTCGATAAGAAACACGGCACACGGTATTCCCCTTTGGCGGACAAGGGCTCGGATTTCATCCCGAACCTCTTCCGGCACTCGGAAGGCGATGCAGACCCCGGCCCGGTCGCCTATGGGTTTGCGACCGCCACCGGGGCGGCGTCCGCCCCAGCTCCCTTTCTGTTTCTTCCCGTTTTCCACTGCCTACTCGCTTTTCGTGATTTTCTGCATCAGAGCAACCGTGCCGCGCGCCGCACGCAACGCATTGATGAAACGTTCTGTCCCTGCCTCCCCCTGGGCATCGACCATGCGCTCCCGCTGGGAGAGAGCCGTCCGCAGTACGTCGTCTATCGCGGCTATTTGTTCATCGTATCCGCCGCGACCGCCGCCGACCGCTTCCATTTCTCCGAAAATATATGCTCTTAGCGCTTTTTTCAACAGCGGCGGCACGCGGTTCGGATGTGCAAGGGGTGTATGGAAATATTCCACTACTTCTAATACGACCGTCGTCGAATCCTCGAACGTCTTCGTGATGAAAGTCTTACCGTCCGCTTGCAACGCGGCTATATGTGCGTCCCGGCGGCTTTTCGGCAAAAGGTAGCCGCGGGCGATAAATCCGACCTCCTTGTCTGTGCAGACCACGAAATCGTCGGTAAACCGAGCCGCCGTTCTCCGGCGGCTGCGGTCGATGATGAATGCTGGATAATTTTTCGGCATAATATTAAAAATCTGTTGACGTCAACAACCTTTGATATTCTTCTTCTTCGTCCGGAGTGAGCGGATTTATTTCACGACATTGATGTAGCCAGAAAAAACGTGCGTCGTCCTCGCTCATTCTCGACCTCACATCTTGCGGCTCCGAGTATCTATTATTGAACAAATCGACAAAATAATTCGTAAATGCTTCGTTCCCTTCACGTCTGCGAAGTATCTGCCCCTGCTTCACTTCACGCGACGTCATCGTGCGGCAGATTGTCTGACCGTCGTTTGTGTGGAAGAATACGCGGCCGCTTTCCTGATTCTCGTTGATTAAACGAATGTCCGATGCTTTCATATCGTTGTCTGTTGTTTGATTGTCGAATTCTTTGTCGTTTTTAGATTCTTCGGCGGTTACCTGCTCCGCCTTGGCCGGTTCTGCGGCCTGCTCAGCCTCATTCTGTTCGGATGCCTCAATCTCTGCGTCGAGGGCAGCCATTTCCGCCTGCTCCCATTCGCGGTATTCGGCTATCTGCTCGTCCGTAACCTTCATCATGGCGAAGGCCACGCACCAGAGCTGTTTTTCGGAAAGGCAGATATTGTGATGCAGAGCCTTGTCGCAAATGTCGGTTACGAATCCCTGACCGTATTTTGCAACGATTTCGAGAATGCCGTTCGCCTCTACCGAGTATTCCCAGACAATACGGTTACCCGGATAGTTTCTTGTCGGAATGCAGTCAATCAGATTGAAAATTGCGCGAACGTTGTTTTTTGCGCGAAGGTCAGAAAGATTGTCGTAGAAGTTTTTGAAAGTTTTCATATTGTTCTCGCTTTGAGCCCGGCGGCTTGGTTTTGGTTTTTGATTACACTACAAAGGTAATGCTTTATTTTTATTTTGCAAACTTTTCCAAGAAATATTTTAGAAAAAATCGCAATTATTTTCCTATATATTGAAATACAGTTATTTACAGCAAGAAGAAAAGCGGCTAAAATGTACGGGTAGCCGGAATGAAAATACCTCAATTATAAAGCACGAGAAATCCCGATTTTCATGTTGAAACAGTCGGTAATTTTGTGACATGGCTTATAACAGAAAACGGGGATTGACTATCAAGCAGGAGAAATTCTGCACCAAGTATATCGAATGCGGCAATGCCTCCGAAGCGTATCGTTATGCTTACGACTGCGCAAAGCATAATGATTCTACAGTCTGGGCCAATGCCAGCAGATTGCTCGATAATAGCAATGTAGCGGCAAGGATTGATTACCTTAAGAGCCACCTTGCGGAGGCGGCCGGCATAAGTGCCCTGCAAATTATCCGCGAACACCAGAAAATTGCTTTTTCTAATGGCGCCAAAATCAGAAAAGACTGGATGTTGTTAAAGGACTTCGAAGCATTGTCCGATGACGAAAAATCGTGTGTTCGTTCTGTCGAGACAAAACAGATTAAGCGGGTAACGGAAGATGGGGATGAAATCGTGAGCGAATGGGTTAAGGTCACTACCTATGACAAGCAGAAGTCGCTCGATGCCTTATCCAGAATGCTCGGTTACGAGGCTCCGACGAAATTAGAGGTACGACGACAGGCTACACCTTTAGATAACGCTCATAAAGTCATCTTCGAGAACTACCAAAAGAAGGATGATTGAGTTCCACTTCAATGAAATCTATGCATCCGTTTTCACGACCGACAAACGTATCATCGATATACGGGGAGGCCGTGGCCGAGGCGGTTCTCACTTCGGGACGGACTATTTTTTGTTTTTGCTGACCCAAGCCAACTATTTCCGCGGGTATTTCATACGAAAAACGCTGAACGATATCAAAACCAGCCTGTTTCAAGACATAAAGGACAGGATATACGAGAATCCGGGTATTGACATAAATGATTTTCATATAAACCAGAATAACTACTCGTTGCTGTATAAGCCGACGGGCAATATGATAATCAGCAAGGGCATCACGGGCAGCAAGGGGCGCACGGCAAAGATGAAATCACTGGCCGGTGCGACGCATGTGCTCATCGAGGAGGCCGACGAAATCGATGAACAGAGCTTTGCCCAACTCAACCTGTCTTTAAGAACCACGAAGTCCGAACATATCCAGATAATCCGTATTTACAACCAGCCGCCCCGTCATCATTGGATATACAAGGACTACAATCTTATCGAAACGGATGTGAAAGGATATTATCGGGCGGAGGTAAAAGCGACTTCGGATATATTATCCATATTTTCTACATACCATGCCAACATGGATAATCTTCACCCGTCGACGGTGAGGGAATTCGAGGCGTTCAAGGAAAGTGACCCCGATTATTACTACAATCAGATATTAGGGTTGGTAGGCGAAGGCGCCAAAGGTCGTGTATACAGTGGATGGGAGCATATCTCCAATGCAGCATTCGAGGCGCTCGAATTACCCCACGCGTACATCATGGACTTCGGGTATGGCGGTGCCCCGACCGCAGTCATTGAAGTAAAGTGGCATAAGGACTGTCGGTATATACGGGAGCTGATTTATTCACGCGACCTCGACAGTCTGGAGCTTGCGCGGATGCTGCGGGCAAAAGGGATATCGGAACAGGATATGGTAGTGGCCGACTATGGCAGCGGCGGAAATATTCGCATAGCAGAGTTGCGGCGCGGGACATACGATGGCCTGCGGTACAATATTCGGGCGACGGTGAAAGGCTCCGGTTCAGTACAGGCAGGCATTTCCAAAGTAAAATCCGCAAAAGTCTACATGACAGAAGACAGTGCCAATGGATGGGCCGAATATCAAGAATACTGCTGGCTTCTGGACGCTAACGGTAATCCGACAGACCAGCCGAAGAAAGAAAATGACCATATCATGGATTGCATCCGCTATTTCGAGCAGGCGAAAGGGATATTGTTCTAAAAATTTTTGCCTTTTTTAAAAACCCCGATTTTCGCATTGGAAATGCACGTATGTTTGCCATGTAAGCGTGTGTTGCATATGGGCTTATTCGGCAAAGTGTTCAATAGATGGTTAGGTCGCGGAATCGATTTCTTCGGTTTCTCGATGAATGGCTGTCATTACGATATCCCCTTAGATGGTGTTTTCGGACAAAATGCGGCATACGACCGCTGCTCCACGCTGAAGACGGTCGTTAACAGGAATGCCGGGGCCATGGCAAACGGAGTATGGTGGATAACCGACAATGCAGGCAACGATGTCACCGAAAAATATTTCGACATTGCCGTAAGGCTGACGGCTCCGAATCCCATACAGACGTTTTCGGAGTTCATCATGCAAATGGATATATATCGTCAGTTGCGCGGTGAAGTCTTCGTGTATTTCGCTGCTCCGGTCGGCAGTTCGGCAAGCGCCGCCTATTCCTGGTGGGTAATCGACCCCCGGTATGTGGAAATCGAAACAACGGGAATTTTGTACGGAGGAGAAAATATCGAAGACATCATTACCCGATACTGGCTGAATGCAGGGGGGCAGCGTACGGAATTAGACAGGTCGCGTCTGCTGCATATCAAGGATGTCAATCAGAATCTCGATTTCTGCCCATCCGACATTGGCGGGGTCACGCGTCTGTACAGCGTACAGAACTCCGTGAACAATCTCATTGTTGCGGAAGAGGCTCTCTTGTCCATGAATAAGGACAGGGGCGCTTTGGGTATCTTGAGCAACGATACGGATGATGCTGCGGGGCATGTGCCTATGTCTCCGGAGGAACAGAATCGTCTTCAGGAGAAATTCAAAGCACGCTATGGACTGCAGCAGGGGCAGTGGAAGGTCATCATTACGGACGCGAAATTAAAGTGGCAGTCCATGACGATGTCTGTAAAAGAACTTCAGCTGCTGGAAGGCATGACGGAGAATATTCAACTCATATGCAACGCCTTCGATTATCCGTACGAGTTGCTTGCCAATACGAATAATGTGACTTATTCGAATAAACAGGAGGCGAAAAAATCTTGGTACGAAGACACAATCATTCCGATGTCCCGCATTTATGCAGAAGGGTTCACGCGCATGCTGCTGGGGCTTGGCGGTGACAAATTCGTTATGGATTTTTCTGGTCTGAGCTGTTTGAAAACTGCCGAAGCAGACCGGGCAAAAACATATTATCAAAAAGCAGTTGCCGTCCGGGAATTGTATACATTGGGCATCATATCAAGAGAAGAGGCCCGCATGGAGTTGGATTACAATGAAGCAATCGAAGGTAAAGCGACCATGTACTCCACCCAAGGAATGGATAGAGGAAATACGCAAGAGGCGTAATGAAATGGTCAGCGGTAAAAAAGTGGTTACGAAATGAACGACGACTTTATCAAACATCTGAAGAATGAGAAATGGCGCATCGTCGCCGAGAAAAAGGCGTCCATCAAAAAAGCGGATGCCGCCTCTTCCTGTATCGTGTCTCTTGCCGGCCGCCGGGATGCTCTGAAAGTTGAGGGCGGAAATCGCCTGGGGGCCGATGTCATGCAGGTGGAAGCAGTCATCAATACGACAGGACTGTTCGACAGCCATGACGATGTGCATATTCCCGGCCTGTGGGATAAGTCGTTGGCGAATCTCCGGCTTGTCTATTTGTTGCAGGAGCATGAACGGGAATTCGACCACGTGATTTCCGATGAAATCAAGGTATCCGTACAAGAGAAGAGCTGGGCGGAACTGGGTGCCCCCTTCGAAGGCAGCACGCAGGCACTTGTGTTTAATGCGACCTTGCATCGGGGCAGAAACCCCTACATGTTTGACCAGTACCTAAATGGTTATGTCCGCAATCATTCGGTGGGAATGCGGTATGTATCGCTTGAGCTGTGCATAAACAGTGAGGAGAAGTATTATATCGACGAGAAAGAAGCATGGGATAAATACATCGAGTATGTCGCGAACAGAGACGATGTGGAGGAAGCCGGATATTTCTGGGCAGTTACCGAAGCGGGGATAGTTGAAGGTTCTGCCGTCCTGTTCGGCTCAAATTGGGTTACGCCGACCATCAATGTCGACGTAAAGGATAAAAGTATTCTGTCGAAAATAGGTAGGAATTTTCATTAACCGACTAAAATACTGATTATGGAAGAATTCAAAGTGAAAGAATTTGCGGCACCCGACGGTGTGCAACTCGACGACGACACCCGAAAGTTGTTCGGAGCTATTCAGGGCTGGTTGCAGACTGCTTTCTCCGATTTCGTGAAGAGCAGCAAGTCCGGCGAAGACTATGCCAAGGCTATCGGTGAAAAGATGAAGGAAATGGGCCTTGATGCCGAAAAAACGCGCAAATGGGAAGAGGCACTGAAGGAACAGGGGAAGATTCTCGAAAAACTCCGCATGGGGGCTTCTGACAGTGTCCAGACCACTCGTGCGGACGTTCTGAAGAAGTGTATCAAAGAACGTCATGAAGACATCGTGAAAGCCTTCAGCAAGAAAGAGCAGTTCGCTTTCGAAATTCCCGTAAACAAGGCGGCCTCCGTGATAACGACCACAACGGCTGTTTCTTCTACGACCGGAGCACAATGGCGCGGCTATACGGAACGCGACCCGGAGTTCTACTATACGCGGCGAGGCCGGCAATATATCCGGGATGTAGCCGATGTACGTCGGGTGGGCCGCGTACCTACCACCATGGAATTCTGGGAGGAAGGTGCGGAAGACGGAGCGTTTGCCGTAGTCGGCGAGAACGGCCTGAAACCGCTGGTGGATGTGTCGCTCGTGCTCAACATGGCCAAGAAAAAGAAGGCGGCCGGCATGATGACGCTTACCGAAGAGGTCATCATGGATTCCGATGAACTCGCTCTCAACCTCGAACGGCTGTTCGCCGATAAGCTGTGGCGTGACTACGAAGACAAACTTACCGAATCACTGCTTGGCAGTGCCGCGTCATACACAAGTACGTCGCTTGATGGAACCATCGAAAATCCGAACGATTTCGATGCCATTTCGGCAGCAGCGCTTCAGGTGGCTTCTCTGAATTTCAGGCCGACAGACCTGATTCTGAATACCTCGGATGCTTACGCCATGTCGCTCATCAAAGACGGCATAGGTCGTTACATCCTGCCGGTCGTAACCGACGGCGGGCAGTTGAATATCCGCAGTCTGCGTGTGACAACGACAACCAAGCTTACACAGGGCGAGCTCCTGGTAGGCGAGTACGGCACATGGAAGGTACGCGAGGGCGAAGCTATCCTGCGTTCCGGGCTGAATGAAGACGACTTCAAGTACAACCGTATGTCGTTCATCGGTGAAGTGTTCTACAATTCATATATACCCACCAATCATGCCGGGTCGTGGGTCAAAGGAAACTTCGCCACCATAAAGGAGGCCCTCAAGAAAGCCGCATCTTCAGGGGAATGATTATAAACCGGCGGGACGGTATTGCCGTCCCGCCATAAATTCGTAAAGTTATGACACGTGAAAAACAGGAAGCCGAAAAGACTATATTACCGCAGGACGATGTGGTAATAGAGTACACGGACAAGGCTCAGTATCACCAGGCGGGTGATACTGAAAAAGTGCACCGTTATTTGGCCGAGCAATTCGTCAAGAAGGGAATTGCCAAGATAAAGAAGAGCTGACGATGTTTCTGACCGACGCATATTTCGAGGGCGACCTGTACTTGCCGAACTTGGTTACGACCAAACCGGGGACGGTAGGTGTGGGGCGCATGATGTCGGCCGTGGCAGAAAGCGACCTGTCGTATTATATAGACAAGTACGAACGGGAGTTCTTGATTATCTTGTTGGGCAACAAATTATACGAAGCCTTCATCGCCGGATTGGAAGAATCCGATAATGACAAATGGATGAATCTGAAGAACCGGATTTACATCACTTCGGGCCCATATCCCTATTCTCCGGCCGCGAATTTCGTATATTTCAAGCTGATATCCCACAATGTCACGACGACCACGATGAAGGGAGAAGTCATCCCTTTACAGGATTATGCGAAAAATGCTTCTGCAAAGCAGAAACTTGCCGACGCGTGGAACGATATTTTGCCCTGGGCGAACCGTATCCGAAAATTCGTCGATGACAACAAAGATGACTACGGAGCGTACGTCGAATGCTGTCCTTGTCGTTTTCGGGAATTCGAACCGGTAAATATTTTCGGAATATGATGATATCCCCGAATAAGCTGATAGGTTCTGCTGTATTCCGTACGATGGAAGCGCTTAACGGGAATACCGCCTTTATCGAAGGGGCACGGCAGTACGAATTCTGGCCCAATTGTTTCAAGGACGGGAAGCTGCATCTGTGGCATTATCCGGGCACGCCGAACGAGATAGCGAATATCCTTGTTCAGGTCGGAAAACTGTTGGACGGAGCATCGCTGAAATTCCCGGCTGTGCTCAGTTATCATCCCATACGGCAGGACAAAGGGGTGTCTGTCGATAACCACCGATATGTCGATATCGTCCGCTACAATCTGGCTATTATATCCCCCGTGCGGAGTAATTGGACTACGGAGGAACGGGAACATTATGTTTTCGAACCGCTGCTGAGGCCCATTTACGAAGAGTTCATCGGGCAGATAAAAACGAGTCCGGCCTTTCATGTGGACTATAGTTTACGACACGACTATTACGAAGTATTCACGACAGGGAGAAGTGCCGAAACCGTCCATAAACTGTACGGAGATTATATCGACGCCATCGAGTTGCACGACCTGTCTCTGACGCTCAGACCCTCTCTTTGCAATGCCGTCCTCGAAAGGATGTACGAAGAAAACGACCTTGTAACCGATAACATAGAAACTCTTTTAAAATACTGATTATGGAACTGAAAGGAACAATTGCGAACAACTGTTCGGATGCTACGGTAAGAACGGGCACACCAAACTGCGACCGTCAAATGGGAAAACCGCTGGCATTGGCGGTCACTCCCGTAAACGCCCTCTATCCTATCGAGGCGGATACCTTCCTCCAAAACCTCGAAGGTTACATCAGCGACGAGGCTGGCATGCGCCTTATGCCTATCAAAGGCGTTGTCGGTGTTGCGCTCAACGGTGGCGATATCAATGCCCCGGAGTTGGGAACCTACGGCGGCGCCCGTCCCATCGGCATCAATGCCGTGAATATAGCCTACACAATCGACGGAGGCATGTGCCTCTATAAGGAACTCTCAAAGCTCAACGGCCGCCTGTGCCGCGTGTTCATTTGCGACGACGCCAATTACCTGTTCGGCACGGTAATCACCAAAGGAGGCACCGACTATTTCGCCGGATACAAGGGTACCGTCTACGTGACATTCACTCCGACGGACGGAAGCACGTTGGGCACCATAACCGTCACCGTGTACTATTCTACGGAATACGAACAGGAAATGCAGAACGCCATGTCTGTCTATCTGGAAAACGGATTGCCCGATGGTCTGATTGGCGTCATGCTTCAGTCCGCAGGTGCGAATGCCGTGCGCGTGGTGACGGCATGCGACCAGACTGATGTCACGGCAACGTATATCGACGATTGGGAGCAGACGATGTTTCTCAATGAGAGCGGAACGGCCGCTACTACGGTCACGCCGCAGGGCGGCAATCTGCTCAAAATAACTCCGACGGGCAAGTATCGTGTGGCTTCAGCGAAAGTTCTTGCCGCCGGCAACATTACAGGGCTGGACGGGATGGATGCCTACGTCCAGGTAACGGCCGGTTAGTAATGAATATCTGGATACGGGGACGGCGTGTATCCGTCAGCGACGAATACCTGCAACATGTCCGGCGGGATACGCTTATCCGGGAGCAGGTAAGATATCTCTCCGGCATAGCCTCCGAGGCTGATATTGCCGAGGCTATGGGGAAGGCGTACGATGCGCTTCATCCCCCAAAGAAGCGGACGCAGAAGAACGAAGAAGAAGAGTAGCACAAGGAAGGGGGCGGAGCGATTCGCCCCTTTTTAAAAAACCGATGTTATGAATGCGGATGATAAGCTGTCGTTTGTGACCGCCAAACAGCAAAGGGTCGACAATTGGCCGGAGGTCGTGGAATGGCAGATAGAGGAGTATGGGGACGAGCTGGTCGATTTGAACCGCGACCAAATGCTTTTAGGAAGGAATGCGGAAGGAGAAGTCCTGACGCCTTCCTATCTGGAAGACCCGTATTTCCATACGCAGGAGGCGGCGCAGGCTTATGCATCCATGAAATACGGTCTGGAGTTGGTACACAAGTCTCGGCTTACCTTCCCGTTGAATTATCCGGACAAAGAACGGAATACACCGAACCTTATCGTGACGGGTGATTTTCAGAACGGCATGTTCTTGCGTACCATGACCGACAGTTTCCTTATCGATTCCGGCTATGGCGAAAGCCGGGATATAGAGCAGAAGTACAATAACAAAGTATTCGGGCTGACACCGCTGGCCAAGGAATTCTGGTGGAATTACCGGCTGGGGATTGCTATTCTGAGATACATCAATTTCCAATACGATTATGGCGTGTAACTGCATAAAGCGGGCGATATCCCGGCATGACCGTGCGAGGATTGAAGCCCGCAAATTATCAGAATTGGAAAAAGCCGATTATGTGATTTACGATGAAAAAGGAAGAATCTATACCGACAGGCGCAGTTGCTGGGAAAAAGCAGGCAGGCCGGGAACCCTCCGCGAAATCGTATGTTATCTATGACCGATGCAGCGAATGTCCCGTCTACCGTTACCGGGATGCCGTATGCAACGACAACCTCGCTGCACTGATAAAGGAGGGAACGCCTCCGGATGATGTGCTGAAGGAAGCCCGGCAGGCGCTGATAATAGAATTCGCCGACCTGTCTGGCGACACAGGGCTCTTGTCTGCCAACAAGAGTGCGGCCAGAATGATAGCGCTCAGGTACCGGATAGAGGCATTGTATGTGGCCGTGCGCATACCGGAGCATGCCGAAGCGCAAACGTTATTCAAGAAGTATGGCTGGGGCAACCTTCCGCGGGCGGCCCAACTAAAACGCGCCTCTGCCAAAATCAAGGAATACTCCGTACTTATCGAGAAAGAGACGGCGCGGCAAAATAAGCGTGCAGCCAAAACTCCCGATAAGCATTTTTCCGCTTCTGACTTCAACCGGCAATTGGTCATAGTGAGCAAATGGTGCGGATTCCATATTTCCGACCGTATCATGCTATCCGAGCTCGCCGGATATTTCCGGGCATATTGTGAAAACTTAAAAATGTACGACAATGGCGGCAACTATAAAAAACGTGGAGCTCGTTCCGCAAAAAGAGCTTAATAACTTGATAAAATACAACAAGGAACTGCTGGAAACGAAAAACAATCTGGGAAATATTATCCCGGTGCTCCAGAAAGCAGCCTTGGGAGTCGAGACGTATACCGGTGACTATAAAACGTTGGTACAAATAATCTCAGCGTATGAGAAAATACAGGCAGACACGACCAAGCGCATCAACGAGCATGCTGCATCATTGGCACAGGCGGAGCGGGCCGCGAAAACATTCATGTCTGCCGTTGCCGGCCAGTCCAAAGAGACGGCGACATTAGGAGAACGGACGCGGCAAACCCAAACCATTTCGAAGGACTTCACCAAAGAAGTAACGGCAACTGAAGATAACCTGAAACGCATGCGCACCGCCATGTCGGATGTCAGCGGGATTTCTCATGAAGCCGTGACCGTACTGAATTCCGTAGCGCTGTCCCAGCGTGAAGTCAATGAAGTGACTCGTCTGGCCGTTCAGATTGATTATTCACAAGTCGGCTCGAAGAAACAACTGGAGGCGCAGCTCAAACTGAATCAAATAGCGCTCGACAACTTAAGCAAGGAAGAGCGGGAGAACAGCGCCAGCGGTCAGGCGTTGTCCGCACAGACCGAAGAGCTGAAACAGCGCCTTGCCGACCTTAGCAATACCACATCCCGTTCGGCCGGGGTTAGCGATATGCTTGTAAAGGCGTACTCCCTGGAGAAGTTTGCCGCCACGGAAGCAGCGGCAGAGCTTCAGGGACTTACTTTTACAAAACGAGAAGCATCCCGTATTGGCGAACTGGCCGTACAGCTGAATAATGCAGAGGCGGGTTCGTATCGTGAACTAGAAGCGCAGTACAACCTGAACACGATTGCATTACGCAAAATGTCGGCGGAGCGGGCTTCAACCGCCGAAGGCAAGGCATTTGTAAAAAAGACGGCGGAAATGCGCGAACAGATGGCCCAGTTTAATCAGGAACTCGGCGACTATACCATGCGGGTCGGCAATTACGAGCGTGGTTTTACGCCGCTTCAGTTCCAGGTGCAGCAGCTCGTGCGGGAAATGCCCTCGCTCACCGTCAGCCTGCAACAATTCTTTTTGGCAATATCCAACAACCTGCCTATGTTGGCCGATGAGATTATCAGAGTACGCAAGGCGAACGAACAGGCACTGAAGAACGGCGAGAAAACGATTCCGGCAATCAAGCAGATTATATCTTCCCTTTTTTCCTGGCAAACCGCTTTGGTTGTTGCTATAACCGTTCTTACCTCATTCGGCAAAGAAATCGGAGAATTCATATCCGGATTTTTTAAAGGGAAAAAAGCTATTGATGCAACTGCATTCGCGCAGCGCCAACTCAACCAGGCAATGAGGGACGGTACCGTGGATGCTGTAAAAGAAAGCACTCATTTGACATTGCTGTATAAGGCGGCAACGGATGCAGCGCGTTCGATGGATGAAAGGAGGGAGGCCGCAGAAGAAATGCAGCGACTATATCCCGATTATTTTGAGAATTTGAATACAGAGGACATTATACTGGGGAAAGCTCTGGAAAAATATGAATCTTTAAAAACAGCAATCCTCGAAACAGCCAAGGCGCGTGCCGCCGAGAACCTTATCACGGAAAACTCAGAAGTATTACTTAGAATTGGGATGACAGATGAGTATAAAGACATTCTTTCTTATCAGAAACAGATTTTGAAATTCCAAAATGATATAAAAAAACTGAATGACGCTGGAATAACGGGTGGTGTACTCATTCGCGGTCTAAAGTCAAACATACGGATATTAGAAAACGACATAGGAGACTTAGGAAAGATTATAGCTAAAAAATTCGACTTACCGGACGAGGCCAAAGACGACATCGTTGGTTATGTTGAAAGTATCAAAGCAAGTATTAGCGAACTTTCTGCTACAATAGATGTTCAAGATTTAATTGGAAACGAGCTGGGGAAAAGCGGCGAAGCGACCGGGGTACAGAGTGCAGCCAACCGTCTTTCCGAGAAGCGACGTGCCGAACTCGAATTGTTAGAGGCGCAAGCACAACAGGAAGCGGCCATACAGGAGCAGATATACAAAGACGAGGAGCGCGTCTATGCCGACAGGTTGGATGCATTCGAGAAATTCAAGGAAGCCCAGCAGAAGGTGCTGGATGCTCAGTACACGGCCAGCCGGGAAGAGCTGGATGCGCGTCTCAGTGGCGGGGATATCGATAAGGATACATATGATGCCGTGCTGAGCAGCCTCGATTTCGCCAATTCGGAGGCATTCCGCGAACTGACCGACGAACAGCAGAAGGCAGGCAAGGAACTGATGGAGGCCATTGCCGAGGGCATGATGTCCGAAACCACACGCGCCGTCGAGCAGTCTGCACAAGACCTCGACCGTAAAATGCAGGACGAACTGCTCGCTTTATCCGCACGCTATGCGGCCGGAGAGATTAACGCGGAAGAGTACGAGAAAGAACGCGCCGCGATAACCGACCGCTATGCTGTCGAACGTTTCAATACGGAGATAGGGCTGCTCGACCAACTTCTGAACAAGGAAGAACTGACCGCAGAGGCGCGGGAAGAAACCGAGAAGGCAAAGGAGGAGGCCGTCCTTGAATACCAGAAGTATATAACCGACCAACGTATCCGTGAGAACGAACGGGTGGGCGACGAGGAAGAAAAGGAGGCGGAGCGCCGGGAACAAATCGCCAAAAAGGAGGCGGAGCTGAAGAAACAACTGCTACAGGAAGTATTCAATCTGGCGTCGGCGCTCAGCGACGCCCAGCTGGAGAAAGAGCTTGCCGGGCTCGACAAACTATCGGAAGAAAACGAGCAATGGAAAGAGGATGAGATAGCTCGCATCGAACGTCTGGCTGAGCAAGGGGTCATCAGTGAAGAACATGCCGATGCCGATATACAGGCCATCGAAGACCAGGCCGCCGTTCGGGAAGAAGAGATAGAAAAGAAACGAATCGAGGCCGAACGGAAGAATGCCATTTTTGAAAAAGCGCAGGCAGTCGCACAGGCAGCCATCAATACCGCATTGGCTATCACGGCCGCGCTGACCAGTCCGTTCACATCGGCCGCTATGATACCCTTAATAGCTGCCACGGGAGCGGCCCAGATAGCGACTATCCTTGCAACGCCCCTGCCCGAATATGCGAAAGGCACGCAGGACCACCCCGGCGGGCTTGCCATGGTAGGCGACGGAGGTCGTGCCGAGATGGTCGTATTCCCCGACGGGTCGGTATGGCGTACCCCCGCGACGGATACGCTCGTCAATCTTCCCGAACATACGAAGGTATTGCCGGACTACGATGCGGTCATAGCGCAGCTTCCCTTCAGGCAGTTGCCCGAACCCATATCTACTTCGCGAATGGAGACGATGCTGGAAGAACAGCGCATACAGCGGGGAACGCTCATCGAAAAATCCGCCGAACAGAACCGGCTGCTCCGGAAGATGCTGACGGAACAAAATGCCGACCGGCGCATGTCCGAAAGAACCTTTGCAAATCATAATTTGATACCTAACAAGAAAATATCATGAATATATTGCCTCCCAAAATAAAGTTTACCCTGACCACCGCATTACGCGAGGTGTCCCCTTATGTAACGCATGTTCATCGTTACTCGAAAGTCGTGGACGGGGAAGTCGTAAACGTAACAGACTCTATGAACAATGAGCACGGAGTCAAGGTCCCCGCTTTCGTCAATACGTTCCATTATGAGGGCGCCCTTCAATCCTTAGGCGCCGACGTGGTAGGCCCCTCAATTATCTTTTTGGACGTCAACAAAAACGTGCTCGGCAGTTTCTGGGCGACCACCAACAGTTTGGCCAAGGTTGATTTACCCATCCCGGCCGGTACCGATACCATCCTTGCTCCGTGCATTATTTATGCGACGCCTATATTCCGTTTCAGCCTTCAGGAATACGATGTGACGACGAGCGTCATCAATACGGACGACGCATCGCTTATCAGCGACCGGGACGGAACATCCGACGTACTGTTGTCCGTATCCTATCCGCTTAAGTTTGGCGTGAACAGCGACGGATACAACATCCTGCACGACCAATTCATGAACTACGGCGTTCGGGCGGACGTCACGTTGAATATTTACGAAAAAGCCTATTTCGATGAAACATACACCTTACTCCAAAGCGCTCCGATAGAGTTTCCGCAATACCGCGAGTACGAAACGTACATAGAGGTGGCAAGCATCGATTCCTCGTTGAATGCACTTATCCGCGTAAAGGGAGGCGTCAATTACGATATCCCTGTTTCCAGCCTCGCCACCGAGAACTGGCAGTACGAAGACATCCGGCTGAATGAATACGCTCGGTATCAGATTACGGATACGGAATTGACGGTATCCATCCCTAATTACGCAGCATCTGTACCTATGGTTTCGCCTACCGGAGATAACATTTATCGAGTACCCGGCGGCATCAAGCATAACATTAAAGGGCAAACATTCAAACCAAGCCCTGGCGGCACAGAATATTTCATTAAGGCAGATGAAAATGTAACTATTTCTTTGCACGCAGACCTTTCCGCCGAATTTATTATTGATTGCCAGCAACAGTATTCAGTTGGGAGTATAATCTATAAGACAAAGCCTGAAAAGTTCGAGGCACATATCGAGGTTCGAACAGCTCAAAATGGGCAATTAGTAGGGGAGCCCGTTATTGAGGTTGTGGCTACTCCTTATAAATGGGTTGAAAATGACAATGATAAAACATATACAATTTATGTACATCCCGTAATTAATAAAGACGCGTCAAAATTATTGGTTAAGGGGCTTGGGTTGTCTTTGATAGTGTGGGTTAAATATACGGTGGAGCCGATGCCCGTATTTTGGAACAACTTTTCCTTTGCCTTCACCGCCGGAAGTTCATTGTCAATTTCATTCCCAGCCACCTTCCCGGCCGACAGCGGTTATCCCATCAAGGTCATCGACCCTGTGAAACTGTTGCAGAAGTTCTTGGACCTCATGGCGGAAACTCCGCAATATCAAACGGAGTACACCGGCCAAATACTTTGGCCGGTAAGTCAGAAGTATAAGTACCGCATCGTTGCTGCCGAAAGTATTGCCAACTACGATACCCCGTATTTTCACGGCAACATGAATGACTTCATCAAATGGATGAAGGTGTTGGGATTCGAACAACATTATAATGCCGCCACCAAGACATTGACATTCGTTCCGCGTGATAATTTGTATCAAAAGGGAGAAATTATCGACTTGTCCGAATCGGAGGTTTCCGACCTTGCCATCTCGCCCGCTACCGATGTGCTGTATTCTTCAGTCAAGGCGGGATGCGAAAAAGAGGATTACGACAATGAATATCTCAACGGGATTGAAATCAATGCCGAATTCCAATACACAACCGGCCTTACGAATATCGACCAAGAACTTGACCTTGTGAGCCCCTACCGGGCGGATGCCATCGGCATACAAAATCTATATCGGAGTTTCAAGGAGCCTACGATTGCCGACCGGCAGGATGCAGACAGCGACATTTTCGCCGTCGTGTTGAACAATAACGGCACGACCTATATGGGCAGTTATATAGAGGCATACGACCGATTGACCGGCGGCACTACTTCGCTATTCAATGCGCTGCTCAGCGGCCCGTATATCGTAAAGAACAATGAATCGCTTATCGGAATGAGCACGGAAAAACTCATATTCTCGTCGACAAGCGGCAACAAGAACGGAAGCATAGGCGGTATTTCCATCGATGCGGACATGACTTTGAGCAAAAAACTTTTTACTCCGATAGTTTATTCATTCAAGGAAGGGTCACTCGATTTTCCATCGTATGACTGGTTCAACGCTTTGACATCGGCTCGGCTCATTGTCGTCACATGGCACGGAAAACAGCTGCGGGGATTCGTAAAGAACATAGCACGCTCCTTGGGTAACGAAACAGAGCGCGATTGGGAATTGTACGCAGAATCTTAAAACCTCCGATTTTTCTATTCATAATGAATATACTTTTGGAATATGAACGGCCCTGTATTGAAAATATCGGACTTCTCTTCACTGAACTTCCGACATGACTGGCGGTTGCATTTTCAATACCCCGCCGGCTATGTACAGAGATTTCTGCCGTCGGACGGCATATATGTGCAGTATGCGATAGTTGGCCAGTATGTAGGAGATTTGGAAATATGGCTGACGGATAGCGACGGGAACGACATTCGCCAGCTGGAGGCGACCGTGATAAAAACCATGGACGATGTTACGGTCAGTGCGATTGACTGGCCGCGTCTTCCAATCGGCAGCTACATATTGCAGTTCCGGATAGCTCAGTATAGCCGTATAATTGCATGGACGCCATTCTGCATTGTGTCCGAATTACCCGATTCCGTACTTTTTACCTACACGAACTACCGGGATGATTTCGATACGGTATTCGACACGGAAATCGATTACCGTGTAGAGGCGGTTTGGCTTCCGGCAGACGTTGCGTTTCTTGTAAATGCAGAAAATTTTCGCGACCAAAACGGAATTCCCTATCAACTGAGCGCTACACCGTATGAAACACGTGCGCTGACGATAGGCGGAGGAATCAGCGCCCTCGGTGTTCCCGATTGGGTGGCTCGGAAAATCAACCACATATTTTCCTGCTCGTCCGTCCTTATCGACGGCATACAATACGTCCGCAGCGAAAGTGCCGTGCCCGAAAAAACGGATATCGCTACGGACTACCCGTTGTTCATGTACAAGATTCTCGTGGAGCCGCAGGACAATGCGTTCATCAGACCATTGCCCGAAGCTCTGTTGCTGGCCGCCGAGGACGGAAGGCTTATTCTGACCGAAGACGGCAAAGCTATAGATATGTCTTATTAACATTCACGATTATGCCCGTTACAACCAACTTAGAAACTGTAAAAATAAGCGAGCTTGCCGAAACGCGTAGCCCACAGGGTAAACAAACGCTTGCGACCAATCCGCAGACCAACCAGAGTATGGCGCTGGATTTGACCGCCGTGTACGAAGCTACGGTAAATGCGAATAATGCAGCCACACAGGCAGGGCTTGCGGCAACACAGGCAGGGCAGGCAGCTCAAGCTGCCGACAAGGCGCGGGAGGATATCCAGGAAGACTTGGCCGGGAAAGCGGATTTGGATGAAGCGAAAAAATACGTGAATCCAAGTCAGCTCGACCCGTTATATGGTTATCAGACAGGGGCTGTTATGGGAAAAGGAGCATTCTATTCGACCGCGGAGGGGGTATTGCCGGACGGCGACTTCGGTATCGCTGTACTGTTCACCACCGGCGTGAACGTAACCAGTATACAGGGCGTGTTCCTGAACCACTCATCCTCACGTAACATAGAGATTATTATATCGGCCGGCTACATATATCTACAATGTTACGGGGAGGGCTATGCCCGTAAAGAAGCATCGGCCAATACGATGTATTTAGTCGTCGTAAGTTACGATACGGCGACTGATACCCCGACCATGTGGGTAAACGGCGTGAAGATTGCTAATTTCAGGACGGAAAAATATCCGGTTGAGACGCCTGATATATTCAGATTGGGCTTAGGAAATACTTCCTCGATGGTTTTCAATGGCTCTATACATTGTGCACGGCTGCTCAATTTCTGTTCCGATACCTATTCAATCGACATGTGGAACAGCGGCCACCCGGAGTTGTGGCGCGTGCCGGACGTTTACCGCAACCTGTCTCCCTCGAAGTGGCCGACGGGTAGTTGGCTGGAAGCCTCCGGAACCTGGGGGAAGAATTACAGCGCAATCGTATATATGCCGAACCAGCCCGTCGCAAACGGCTTTTCCGGCTCGTATGCCCGATTCGAGCAGGGAACGGCCGTAGCTCTGTCCCTGTACAACATTTTTAGGAGCGACAACCCGGACGAACTCGCCCGTTATCAACTCATCGAGTTCGAGTATCGAAGTAACGTGCCTATTCGAGCGCAAATGGGCGCAGAAATCTATGCAAACTATCCGGCCAACACAGACAACGCCAAGACGGTAAGCTACATTGCCCCGGCCGGGAAATATACGGCCCTGGTACAGGTCGGAAAGGACACGGATGCGTGGCTGGAGATGCGCACTCTGCGCATCATGACGGTCGGCTGCCTGCTTGATCTTACTCCGGCGGGGCTCTTGCCTACCTTGTGGCGGGATATGAGCGGTCAGGGAAATGATGTACCTTATGTTGCCACTTCTGGCAATCCGACCAATGTGGAATTTTCTTACGAGAATGTAGGTTATAGCGATGTGCTGACTGGAATAGCCGCGCCGAGCATAGCGCCAAATTTCGTAGGTCAGACCTACATTGACACTCAGCATAAGAATGTATATAAGGCGACGGATACATCTTCGGCCGCTGATTGGAAAAACATATAATCATAGTTATGGAAGATATAGAAGAATTACAGGAAAATACGCCCACCGTTCAGGAAATGATAAATGGCGTTTATGGCAAAATCAACGACCAAAGGGCCATTTTGCTCAATACGGATTGGTGTGTTATAAAATGTCAGGAGACTGGGCAATCGATGCAGGAATTGTATCCGGATGTATCGGCTGTTCGGACAACTGCCCGAGCTCGCATAAATGATTTGGAAGCGAAACTTCCCGCATTACAGGAAATGCTTGCGATGGAAGAGGCGGACGAAGTAATCTATATGTAGATATGGGGACGTTAAGCGAAATACTTCATATTACACAGGATATCCAGCGGGGTATCGTCATCATCTTCGTATGTTGCGTGCTTATTTGCGCAGCTGCTTTCATTGATATGTGGACTGGTATAGATGCCGCAAGAACTAATAAGGAAAAGATAAGTAGCCAAAGTCTGCGTAAGACGGCTATAAAAATCACCGATTATTTACGGGTTATAATATTTGCCTTGCTGATTGATGTGTTGGGACTATTCTTCCCATGGTATTCCATGCCATATGCGGTATTGGTTATAACACTGGGTATCCTGTGTATAGAAGGGCGGTCGGTTATTGAGAACAGTCGCAAAAAGAAAAGTTCCGCCGGAGAAGTTCTGGATATAGTTTCCAATATTGTAGAGTGTGCAACCAAACAGGATGCGGAAAAACTCATCAGACTTATTAAAGAAAAATCAGAAAAACAGGAGTAGCACGTATGGGGAAATATTTTACAATTCAAGAATTATGTCATTCCCGGACAGCTATCAAACAGGGTATAGACAATACTCCTCCTCCCAGTGCGAAAGTGAATTTGATAGCTCTTATCACGAATTGTCTCGACCCCATACGCGCATTATGGGGCGGTCCTGTAATTGTGAATAGCGGTTTTCGCACGCCGATGCTGAACAAAGCAGTAGGCGGGACGGTCAATTCTCAACATATGCAGGGAGAAGCAGCAGACATTACGGTAGGTTCACCAGACAAGAATCGTAGGTTGTTCAGCATGATTCAAGCAGCAGGGATTCAGTTCGACCAATTGATAGACGAAAGCAATTACGCATGGATACATGTTTCATGGAAAGCGACAGGGAACCGGCAGCAGGTATTGCATTTATAACCGACCGTTGCCCGGAGTGCGGCGCGTGGCTTATTCATCAATCCGGATGCGCAATATGTCCGGATTGCGGATGGAGTGCGTGTAGTCTTTAGGTAATAAAAAAGAGGCGGTGTCGGACTCCGCCTCTTAATGAGACATAGCAATGTCTCTTTGCCAGATGGCATTTACAAAGATAGAAATTTTTATAAAATATACATGATGGAAACAGACAAACTACTGCATGTATTGTGCGGATATATTATTGCAGTTACTATCGGTATGTGGCTTCCGTGGCTCGGAGCTGTTGCCGGTATTGTAGCTGCGTTCGGTAAGGAGTTCGTGTGGGATAAATGGATGAAGCGCGGAACATTCGAGTGGCAAGACCTGAACGTTACCCTCGTCGGCGTCCTCGTCGGCTTTATTTTGGCTTTCGTCCGGTCGGCGGTATAGTTGACCGTCCCGACAAGGAAAACGCAAAAAACGCCCGGATATGAACGCACGCACGATAATTACCGCCGCAATCTCGGCGGTACTCGTTCTCGGCATCGGCTTCTTCGCCGGTCGCCGCACCTGCCGCCCCCAACAGCTCGAAATCCTGCGCCGCGATACGGTGACGGTAACGGATACTATCGTCCGGGAAATACCCGTGCCTCGCACCGTTACGGTCGTGCGTATCGATACATGCTACCTATCATCACCTACCGATACCATCCGAATCCCGGTCGCCGTACCAATAGAACGGAAAACGTACACCACGCCCGATTACCGTGCCGTCGTCGAGGGATACCGGCCGAGTTTGGTAGAAATGCAGGTTTACCAAAAACAGCAGACTATAACGCAGACCATCCCCATATCCAACAAATCTAAACGCTGGGGAATAGGTATTCAAGCCGGATATGGCTATATACCTACAGTGAACAAGACTGCCCTATATATAGGGGTAGGGGTGCAGTATGATTTGCTGTCATTTTAGAAAAAACGCTCCCTTTGCTGCTCCCTACTAAATGATGAGTCCGCTGAATATCAGCGGACTCATCTTGTTAATTGTGCCCAGGACGAATTGCGACGGATATACGAGTTGGACATTACTGTTGAAAGCATTCGCCGGACGTCGAGTGATACGGACAGTCGAGATGAGAATCTTCGTCGTAAGGTTGATAGCCTGCGTTTAGTACGCGACCGCTTTATTATCGGTGCATTCACAGGATTGCGTGTATCTGATTATGGCCGGTTAAGTGAGGCGAATATCGGTGCAGATACTATACGTATTAAGACAACGAAAACCGGTGCTGTAGTCGTTGTTCCAATTCATCCATGGGTGCGGAACATCCTTCAATCCGGTTTTGACGCCTCTATTCACATCTCCGACCAGAAAATGAACAAGCATCTAAAGGAAATCGCAAAGATGGCTGGAATTGATGAAGAAATCACGCTGAATAAGAATGTCGGAGGCAAGAACGAGCAGCGGACGTTCAGAAAATACGAACTGGTATGCACCCACACTGCGCGCCGGTCGTTTGCCACAAATGCCTACAAGGCCGGAGTGCCCACTATCGCCATCATGAAGATTACCGGTCATACCAAGGAATCGACATTTCTACGTTATATCAAAGTTTCAGCGGAGGAAAATGCCGAGATGTTGAGGAAGCATAATTTTTGGCCAATGCAGATATTGAGTTATCAACGATATCTGCAACAGCCGTTTCTGGATGCTCCAATTTGCTGTGAGAATTGGGATGCGCTTATGTTTTTATATTTTAAGAATTTGATAATCCTTGATTTAACATCCGTCTCCATATTGCGTCGTATTTTGCACAGTATTTTTTTTGCTTTTTATTTTTGATTGCACGGAAATTCTGTTTATCTTTGTTCCGTAATACAGAATGAACAAGCAAATATAGCAAAATTATGGAGTTAGTATTGATAATCATCATTTCCATCACTTTAGGTATGCGACAAAATTGAAGGATGCATGATTACAAACTGCCTTAAAGATAAGAAAATGAAGAGGAATTTGAGAATTAGCGAGCGGATTAAGGCCTTGGAGATTGGAGAGGCTGTGAGTTTTCCCATTCCGGAATACAATTATTCATCCATCGGCCCTACGTGCCGCAGGATAGGGATTGTCACCGGCAAAACCTTTACCACCGAGCTCAACAGCAGATACAGCAAAAAACGGATGGTAACCGTGGTAAGAATCAAATGATTATGAAATCGGGATAAATCAACGCTGCGTCTGTTGCAGATTACATAGCCTCTTTGGAAAGAGAGAATGAGTGGCTTCGCAACCGAAATATGGAAATGATAGATATTTCTGCGGTCAGGGGTATTCCGGTATGCATAAGCGATGATGTTGTCAAACGAAGAATCGGTGATAGGCGTACGGTACGAGACTATGTCAATAAGCGGATGTTTACTGTGCACCCCAGAAGCACGGACGGAAAGATGTTTCTGGACTTGTTTGATGTGCTTACAGCGCCTGATAAATCGGAGCTACGGAAACAGGCTCGGTGTATAAATGATGGGGTAAAATTCGATAAAACAAATACGAGAATCATGAAAGCGCGAGTAGAACTTGATGAGCAAACCGGCAAGGTTGTTATCATCACGGAACAGGGTACGGAGCATAGTTTTACCACCCTTAGCCGGGCGGTAAGGTGGTGCCGGGCGAACAATGTACGGGCCGAATTGGCCTAATAATGACCTATTTTACTCATAGTCAACATAGTCAGATGATTATTATTTTTCACCGTCATCTGGGAGGACCGCGGTGAAATGGAACCGAAGTGTAAATGGGCACGCACCTTTTTCGGTAGATTTTTGGGGTGAGGTCGGGGTTCGAATCCCCGCGGTTCCGCAGGTTTAAAATGAAATTAATATGGAAGGGATTACCGTATTGGAGAGACGTCCGCGTCTTCGTTACCGGCTGGAAATGCAGGCTCGGTGGATTATGAACAGGATTATTTATCTAATAAAGAAATAGATATGGAATATAAATTCAAACCTTTCGATTTAGAGGCCGCCAAGGCCGGGGCCCCCGTGATGACGCGCGCCGGCCGTCCGGCGAGGATTCTCGCGTTCGACCTGAAGGCCGATGAATGTCCGATAGTGGTTGCTATTGAAACGCACGACGGAAAGTCTGAGGTTGTCAAAACGTATACTAAATACGGGGACGCAGTGGATGAATATGATGACGACCTCATGATGGCATCCGTCAAACACCGCGCGTGGGTGAATGTATATAAGAGGGAGCAATACCATATAGGTGACACCTTCGATACGGAGGAGGAGGCTATAAAGTATGGGGAAAAGTTCTCCACATATATTACTACTGTTCTTGTTGAATGGGAAGAATAGTCATTCAGGGTGCGTAGCTCAGCGGTTAGAGCGATGCAGGGTACGGAAATAGGGAAACATAGGGTCGCAATTCCCGCGTATCCGAGCTGATAAATCTTCTTTGCTCAAATGATGAGGAAGAAGTGTACATCGAGATAGACGATGTTCTGTATGATGTGGAAATAAGTCATCAGGATATGATATTTGACGGTTTCGACACTGCATATCCAGCATGTATTACTCTTTCGGCCAAGAAAGAATAGGCTGCCTCACCCTCCAAAAACACAAGACATTACGATGGTTAACGACGTGAATATACAAGGGTCTCTCTTCGCCGATGAACCACGGCGGGATACGGCGACCCGTAAATCGAGACGGGAGATACACGAGGATTATGACGGTTTTGTGGCGAAATTCAAGCCCCGAAAAACGACGGATGACTGCTACACGCCACATCCGGTTTACGATGCTGTCCTTGGATGGCTCCGGGAAAATGTTGACATAGAAGGGCGGGAAATCGTGCGGCCCTTCTGGCCGGGCGGCGATTACGAACACTACGATTATCCGGACGGCTGCGTGGTGGTCGATAATCCTCCCTTTTCGATATTCTCCAAAATATGTCGTTTTTTCATGGCACGCGGTATCCGATTCTTTTTATTCGCGCCGCATCTAACGTTGTTCAGTCCGGTCGACATGAATTGGACGGGCATAGTATGCAACACTCGGGTGACATACGAAAACGGGGCATGCGTCAATACGTCGTTTGTCAGCAACCTTTTCGGCGACATCCGTATCATGACTGCCCCCGACTTGCATGCCAGCATCAAAAATGCCGTAAAGACGGCGAAAAAGTCCGTGAATATACTAACATACGCTTATCCGGACAATGTGGTATCCGCCGCATTGTTGGGCAAGATAGCCCCTTACGTCAAATTCGAGGTGCGTGCGTCAGAATGTCGAAGGGTCCGCAAACTCGATAACCAGAAAGGGGGAGGTGTTTATGGAGGCGGATATCTCCTTTCGGATAAGGCCACGGCGCGAAAAATCAAAGCCTACAAACAAGCAGCGCAACAGGCAACGGCAGCAGCACAACAGGCGGCAAAACAAGCAGCGGCACAACAGGCGGCAAAACAAGCAGCGGCTATCGTCATGGAATTATCCGAGCGTGAAAAACGGATTATCACCGAATTGGAATAGGTTATACGAAAGCTATGGAAGCGCTGCACGTTGAGGAAGATATTTATCGGCAGATAGCTGAATACATTGAAGATAATGCCCTGCCGTACATTCGGGGCTGGCATTCGGAGGCGGACGAGTTTAGGATAGCCGATGTGTGTTTTGAAACGGATTCCGCTGCCGATGGTTACCAGTTTGTGTCTGTTGCGGGTTATGGTTTGATACACTACACCCGCAATACTTCCGGTGGAGAGTTTTCCCGCGAGTTCGACAGTCTTGGGCAGTGCTGGCTCGAAGTACACACATACGCTGAAGAAGGGTATGAAATAATCAATGATTTCAACATCAATAAATTGCGTAAATATTTTAAGTAGTTATGAAAACGCTATATCTGTATGATTCCGACAAGGGATGGGTGTTGTTTGAATACGATGTTCTGTCCGATTTAGC